TATTCCAACTTCTCCATTGTTGAGTGCCTCATATAAGTCTTCATCAACGAAATCTCCAGATTCATCATATAGCCATTTATGAATTTGAATAATTTGTATATTCCCTTTTTTGTCTATTCTTGCTATTGGGTCTATTACGGACCGAACTATCACCTTCTTCTTCGTCTTAACATCGAGCAATGTGATAATTGTCATTTTAAAATCCTTATAAATATCCTGTATAACAACTACTCTCAATCAATAAAGATTTTTATATTTAAATTACTTAAATAGCAATCTTTTCAATCTAAAAAATAAATAAAAAACACTTCAATAGTATGTGCCTATTAGAAAAGATACCTTAAATATTCTACTAGCAATAAAAAACCGCTTTAAGGGCGGTTCATCTAAAATTCACAGGTACTTAATGAAGTTTTTTTTTCTGTCTTTGCATCTTTCTGGGCTCACAAATTTTTCCAATAAAGTTAGTTAACCACAAAATACTTTCTTCACGATCTTCAAAATGAGGTATAAGGCTTAAATCTACTTTTATTTTGCGATCAGCTAAAGGCAAACTTAAACAATGTTCAAAGTCTATTGAGCTGTACTTCAATTTGAGTCTTTTTTCTGCAGCTTGATTCTTTATCTCAGCCATAATGCGATTGAGATTAACAATCAAATTATTTGAAATTTTATTATTTTCATATACCCGTTCGTAAACTGTCTCAGCTACATCAATGTAATTTATTAGCTCTACATTCTTATTCATGACATTTGTACTCCGTTTTTTATAATTATCCGTCTAAAATAATGTTTATTTGAGTTACTAAATCCTTCGCCTAGGTAAAGATTGTTTAAATTCGGTCACCCTGATTTTAAGTAAATATTTGAATTTATTATGCAATTACTGAGTTTTATAATATTTATATACATCTTTGTTCTTAACACCCCTTTTTTTCTATCACTTGCCCATCTAATTCACCACCAACACAGATATTCATTTTTACCAGCCTGGACTATATAGCAAAAAATAAAAAAAATCCGTACCTTGGGGAAGGTACGGACTATAAACTGAATAACTACATAGGAAGTAGAATACCTGTTTAATATACGATAAATTTCATGTTTTTTCAAATCCTAATTAAAAGCCCACGATTAAGTGAGCTTTTAAAACAAATTGGTGCAACGCTTATAACTTTGTCCACTATATCAAAAATATGCCATAAAGCGTCTAGACAGTCAACAAGTCTAAATTATGCTTTTCTACTAATTGAGAAGCTTTTAAACGTTCAACGATTTTAATCATTAGATCATTGGCAGTTATAACGTCGATTCCTTCAAATGCTTTTAGTGTTAATTGCAATTTATTATTAATTACATTTGTAATTATTGATATTTTACCAAAATAATCAGGGTAGTATTTCAAAGTTTCATTAACTTTCTCCCGACTAACGCCTTCATATAGTTTTACAGTGTATGTTTTCATTTGAACCTCCATTTTGTCTTAATCTTTTATCATGACCTAATAAATAAAATCTAGCGCAACTCACCATAATTGCGACCTGAGCTTTAGATTGGTTTGTTTCTTGAGCAACCTTCAACAATCCTTTATTTTCAACCTTATTTTTAATTAAACAAATTAATGCAAACTTAGTTGTAAAATCTGTTTTATCAGAATTTAATAGACTTCGTAAAAGTGCTTGAATTTGATCCGCCTCATAATCACTGATCTCACATCGAATATAAGATTTACTTTTTTGTACTTCTTTGCCAGCTTCACGCATCAACCAGTAAATTTGATTGATATGAAGCCCATCTGGCAAATCACCCCCTTTCATTCTAACTGTTTCACACCATGCGCCAAACTGCTCTAACCAACCGTCAATAGTATATTTAGACCAATCCATTTGTTGTGTTTTTAAAACTGCACTCATTTTTCACCTACCAATTGCTCAATTTGTTTAATCGCCACGCCTGCTTTCACTTGCTCTGTGCTGAACCGTAAAACTGTAAAACCCATCATTGCTGCGGAGTTGTATTTCTCCATATCCCCTATATAGCCTTTGCCCCTTGTATGACGGCCTCCACTCCAGATCCCGCCTTCAACCTCAATCAAAATTTTTGTACCAGTAACCAGAAAATCAGCTCTCCATTTGCGTTTTGGATGGAACTTATATTCCTGTTCAAAACCGATCTTGCATGCTCTTAAATGCGTTGCCAGAACCATTTCACCCACACTTGGTTGTCTGGCAACTTGCTTTGCTGAACGCCGCTTTTTATTTTTCTTTATCGGAAATAACTTGCGGTATTCAGCAATGCTGACTGATGACATCAAGCACCACCTTTCAGCAAATTTTTCAACTGATTAGCAAAGCAGTTATAAACTCGTGCTTTATCTTGATCGCCAAAAAGGCTTGAAGCATGAGCATCGTGTTTATACTTTTGAACTAGGTTTTCAATTGAACTTCTTAGCTCAACTAAATTCGCTTGTTGTTCTTTTTGAATCTCCCAAGCCCACTTTCCAGATTTACCCTCAAACTCACTCATGACTGGCTCCTTTTCCTCTGGCAACTTAGTCATAACACCATCTGAAAATTTAAAATCTCCATGCCACTTCCCGTTTTCCCAAATAGACCAAATCCCACATTCATCACTGTTGTAGTAATATCCAGCCTGCCAATGTGTCGCACCTTTAGGGCGGTGTTTTAATATTTGTTCAAACATGACCGCCTCCGTATATTGATTCGTGGTCGCGGATGGCTTGCTCTAATGCAGGTCTTTCAAATAATGTCGCGTACTTGCTGCCATTTTTATTGATGCGGCTTAGAATCTCTTTAGCTTCTTTAATACCGCCATCAAACGCATTAATTTGATCAATCGATTCCAGCAGGCGCTTGAGTTCGGAAATGTCTACAAAATACTTTTCTCGATCAGCCTTGCTAATCTCTACACTTTGACCACATTGGAACTCGAAACCTTCATTCCATTCAGTTGCGTTAGAAGGTGCTGAATCTACGATTTCCTTCGCGTATTGCAGTCCTTTATCTCTAATCAATTTAGATGCTTTCATGCATTCGCCCCTTCAATTAACTGCAGAATATTTCTTGGAATAGGCATACCTTCACGGCGGCACATCTCTGCGTATTCCTGCGGATTATCGAAAGGATCTGGACCTAATTCCTTTGCAAGCTCAGGCTCTTTTTCTTTTGCCTGAAGTTTTTGTACTGGTGCAGGTTTACGACCATTGATTTTTAATCGTTCCATCAATGATTGGAGATGCTTTTGTGCTTCGTCATTTGAAACTGGTATATGCACTTTTTGCTCATTTTTCTGAGCTAATAAAATTGGTTCTTGGTACCAAGCTTGGGTTTTACCCTTCAGTTGTGCTTCAGCCTTGTATTCATCATAGATTTTGATAAATTCCATTTTGGCTTTGTACATTTCACCATCTTGGATTAGTGAATAAACTTGGTCTAAAACAAATTTGGTCAAGGTTGTAATTTCTTGGTTCTGCTCTCTTCCGTCTGGCAATGTCACTTTTTTGTGTTGAGAGATCTGAGTGTATTCACAAGCCTTAACCCAAGCCTTCTCAGCGCTCCACCAATCATCACCCATGCACATAGCACGGAATTCAGCGAAGTTAGGCATGTATGTATTTGTACTTGCGTAAAATAGCGCTAAGCCTCTTTGAAGTTGGTTAGGTGTAACCCCAACCAATGCTTTAGCAAGCTGCTGTTCAACGATTTGCATTGGAACGGCATTTTTCCCCTCTACTGGAAAATTCTTATTGAACTGAACAGCGTATTTAGTTCTGTAAGCCGCAATTAGTTCTTTTAAAAAACTTTCAAATGGTGCTAATTCATTCATGATTAATAGCCTCCAAAATCTTGTGACACTGGCGTAACGTCAATCACGTTTGAACTGTTGCTCTCAGCGTACATTTGAGTGAAATAACCCAGTTCTTCAGGAACGTTATGAGATTGTGGGTTTTCCTGAATTTGATTTTGGCGAGGCTCAAATACACCCTGATAATTTCCGATAATTGAGTTTTCCAGTGATTTGTTAGCCAAAGGGCCAAACGAGATAAGTTTTTTAAGGATTAGCTTTACTGCATTTTCAGAAAGTGGTTTTTTGATGCTGATACGCATATCAACAAAATTGTTCCACAGCTCTGGATCTACACATGCTGGTAGTTCAACTAAACGTGGATTAAATTCAGTTGGTTTTTCTGATTTAGGTTTTTCAGAAACAGGCTCTCTTTTTTTATTTATTTTTTTATTACTTTGAGAGTTGTTTTTGATAGTGATACTTTGTGTGTTAAAAATTTTTACTAGTAGCGGTAAAAAATTTTTACTAGTGTAGTTAAAATTTTTAACTAGCAGTGGTAAAGAATTTTTACTAGTCTGTCCATAAATTTCAGGTAGTAAAAATTTTTTACTAGGGAATTTAAGCACTAAACCAACGCTAGTATCGTTACCTAATTTGAATGTATTTCCATGAATTGTGCTTGGTTGTTCCACGACTAAACCGACCTTGATAAGCTCATTAAGGCACTTAACAACTGTCGGTCTACTCTTCCCTGTAATCTCTTCAAATTGAGTTAAAGAGATGGAATCCATCTCCTTATTCCAGCCACGAGTTTTACGGCAAATAACTAAATAAATTTTGCATGCAGCATCAGAGATTTTATTTAAAACCTCGTCAACAAATGCATTAGGCACTTGAAAGGAATTAGGCACAAAATTACTCATGTACACCGACCTTAGGCTTTACATACCCACCAAATTTTTGAACCAAGTCAGCATTAGCCAAACTATTAACGATCTGCCCTGCTAACCACTGATTAATGCGAAAACGCTGTGCCATAGTTTGTGAAAATTCTTCACGCGTTATTGCAGCATTATTTTCGTCATAACCTTTGGCTCTTAGATTTTTACGGTTACGATCATGTAGCTCATTGAGAATCACTAACGCTGGATCAAAGAAGGACTGAATTTCCTGAGTCTGTTTGTACTCAGGTTTATACTTAAATTGACTATTCATGACACCTCCGCTAATGCTTGCTCAGCGCTTGTTAGTCGGCGTTTAGCGTTAAGTTCTGCAACTGTTGCTGTGCGGATTTCTTTTGATGAAACCAGAATCAAATGATTCTCCGATTTGATAGTCCACAACCTAGTCAAAGTTTTATTTTTAACCTCAAATAAATCGTTTGATTTAAAACTTCGACACTCTTTAGTAAGTACTACAACGTCACCCACTAAAAATTCTGGCTGGTTGCGTTCGGTTGTTTGATTTGATAAATTAGTTTTATTCATTTGATTCATCTCGACTGAATGCCTATAAACCACTCCTGTTTGCGCAGGTAGTGGTTTTTTAATATCCGAGTTTTTCCTTTTGACAGCTGATTTCGTCATGAAATAAGTCATCCACTGTTTCTATTCGGTTCATCCAGCTTTTAGACATGACTAAAAGTGCAGCAACACGTTCTTTATCAATGCTCTGATAATCTTTAGGAACGACTTTTAAACCAAGCAAGCTCAATAGCTCGCAAAACATTTCAATTTCATTTAAACCATTGTTTTTCTTATCTGTTTTAAGCCGAGTAATGGTGCTTGGATCAACTTTTAATTGTTCAGCAATCTCTTTTTGATTGCTTATATCAAGACCATGCAATATGCGGGATACTCCATTTCTCGCGCTTGCAGATATATCAACTGATAATTTGCTCATGGTTAGGTCCTAAGCATTTGAAGTAGTTCGTTTGATTGGTTCTTTGCCATTTGCCAAATCTCTGATTTGGTATTCGCGAGCTAAAGGAATCTTTTCATTTGGCCACTGGTAAACAGCAGGTGGCTCAATTCCTAATAACTTTGCTAAGCCAACACCATTGACACCAAGCAACTCATAAGCTTCCTGTTTGGTCATTTGTGCAACCTCAAAAATAAGATTTCTTAGTATTAAAACAAAGATAACTTATTTTTGCAAGATGTAAGATAACTTATATGAAGAATCTAGAAACTATGGGTCAGCGTATTCGCGCCTTACGAAGAGAAAAGAAATTAACCCAAGGCGAGTTGGCAAAAATCGTCGGGGTTAGTGCGCCTAATGTCACTGGTTGGGAGAAAGATGCTTATGCTCCTAAAGCAGACCCATTAAGCAAAATGGCCGCTTATTTCGGAGTGTCGACTTCATATATAACTAATGGAGATGAAAGCGGACCTAAGTTGGATAGCACTGTTGCGCAATTGAAAGTTCTGGATATCGAAGCTTTTAAGAAAAAATACAATATTCCCGATAGCGAAGATGCTGTTAAATTTCTTGAAATACCTGTTAAACCATTCCCCACCCAAAAAAGATATGTTCCTGTTAAGGCTTATTCAAAGATGGGCATGGATGGCTATTTCACAGATATGGGTTATGAAGGCAATGCTGGAGATGGGTATGTTCCAACTCACTCAGCAGGACCAAGAGCCTATGGTATTAAAGGCACTGGCGACTCAATGTTTCCAGCTATCCGTAATGGATGGTATGTGGTTTGTGATCCAGATGCGGAACTCGTGCCGAATGAGTTTGTTCAGGTATGCTTGAAGGATGGAAGATGCACAATTAAAGAATTTGTTGGCATAAATGGCGGGGTTTTAAGCTTGCTTTCTGTGAATGGTGGTGAGCGATTTTTCTTTGAAATGGATGAGGTAGAAAGCATTACAGCTATTACTGACATCGTACCACCAAGTCAGCACAGACAAGAACATCCTTATTCGCATTAATCACAGGAAGACTTATGGACAATTCAAAACGACCAATCAACCAGATTATTGCTCGCATCAATGATGCTGCGAAACATGGTGAAGCTTTGGTGCTAACAGCCGAAGAAGTGAAGATCCTCTCAAAGGACATTGGTGATAAAGTCTTTATTCCAGTCCTTACAAATGAACAAGTAGTGCAGTTGGTAAAATAAGGAAAGCTTGGACAGAAAATTAAATAATAAAAAAAGACCGATGATAAGTCGGTCTTTCCATCCAAGGTTAGCAAGGTCTTGGATTTGACTAATGTCAGCTATTACCCCGCTTTGTGGGATTTTGCGCTTTAAAATTACATGGAGATGAAACAGTAATTTGTAAATAATCGCAAATTTATGATGAGTAATCGTCAAAAACCATAACCAGTATTTTGCAAAATTGTTGACTTATAAGTAAACTAACATGAATATACACTTTACGAGATTGGCAACTGGTTTTCCAGAGCCATTGGTTTTACCTGAAGATACTGATGAGAGTTACAGGGTTTTTCATGCTTCGGCTTATGCAGACTTTAGAAATTGTTATTTAAATCAGGATATTTCTAGTATAGAACAGTCCGATCCTGCAAGTGCTAAACATGCACGAAAAGGTTTAATTCAGTTAAATGAAAACGCATATCACGGGCTACCACTAGAAGGGTTTTACTCGAGTACAGCATGTCATGAATCTGGCTTCAGAATTCAAAATGCCCACAAAACAGTTGATGTTAATGTCTTACGAATTAGGAAAAGTGCAGTGCGTATTTATTGGTGTTATATGAATCATAGTAAAGCGATAATGGTTCTACGAATACTAACGAAACGTGAAGATAGTAATCTACATCAAAACCCCAAAATTAAAGAGATTGGAGATGCCTTGCTACCATTTTTCAATAATCCTAAAGGTTTTCAGGAGAGAATAATATGAATAATAAAAAAGTAATGTGTAAAACAATCTCTAATTTTTCTGCAATTGAAGTAAAAAAAATTCAATGGGCTTCAGCACTCAATGCGCTTATGCTGCACTCAGGGAAGTCACGCTCAGAAATGGCGGAAGCTTGCAATATTAGCAAAGGCAGAGTAACTAGAATATTGTCAGGAGACTCCAACCTCACTATTGAGAGTATTTGCTCATTTGCAAATGCTCTTGGTTATGATGTTGATATTGCTTTTTATAATAGTTCTATGACCAAACCATACCAACCATGGAATTCTGGTCAAATAGAGTTTGCAACATTTAAAAAGGTTAAAAAAATATTGTTTGAAGAAAGAGTTCTAACAGCATCAACACCAAATTTAAATACACAAGTTCGTGAAATTGCCGTTGGCTCTAACAGTCATACCACTTGGTTTAGTGCTACAAAAGCACAAAGTATCGAAATCAAAGAATTTACTTTTGAGTAAGGTTTAAAATATGTTATCAAGCAATAAAATCCAGCATAGTGTTACAGATCTATCTTCAAAGCCAAAAAAAATAAATAGATCAGATAAAACACCTATTTATGCTGATGAAATAGCAGAAATTAAAATGAATTCACACACTACACGCTTAACTTTTGGTGCTTTATCGGCTGATGAATCGGATTCTACTCATACTCTAGTTAATGAGTCTGTGACCGTAGTAATGCCTACTACAACTTTTTTATCAGCAATATCTCAGATGTTTGTGCCAATTTTGGAAAATGAGCAATTATTAGAAGTTCTTATTGAGGATTATTCAAATATAGCAGAGCATGCAAAACACCAATTAGAACAATTGAAATCACCAAAAAAATAAAACACGGTAACCCCACCCAACCCACCTCCACGGTGGGTTTTCTTTTGTCTATTAAAGCATAAAAGTAAGCTTTCTTAAATTAAAATAAGATTTCTTATTGACAATGAAAATAAGTTTTCTTATATTTATCTCGTAGACATCAAAAAAGCACACCGCCCCTCCCCAGGTCCGATGTGCTTTTGCAAACTGCGAGATCAATTATGAACGTAAAAACCTTTTCAAACAAGCACAAGGTAACTGGAGTTACAGCAATTGCTGTACTTGTAGCCTTGAGTTCTTGTGAATACCGTACCGCTAATTCTAGCGTCCCTTCTAATTACTCATATGAAAGCAAACAAGTAGTTGCTTCTGAATATGAACTCTTAGGAATTAAGCAAACTGGTAAAAAAACTGGTGTAGCTGTTATCCGCATAGACGGCTTCAAATTAAACGTAAGCTTCGATTTTGACGGCGTAGCTGATAGCTATGGTGTAGCTGGATCTGATTTTACAGCGGCTGAAATTACTAACCTTGCTATTGAGTCAGTAACTGACTTAAGCGGCAAACCTTGGAATGATTTCACCAATCATGACGACCATAAGAACATAAATATTTTATTAGCGGGCTATATCGACCGTAATAAATGGTTGGAGGCAGCCTAATGAAAGATTATAACTGCCCTACTTGCAAGAAGATAATTCCTGTTGACCGTTCAAAAATCAAAGCTGGTGATGAGGTTTCATTTTGCAGAGTAACCAAATCTTCTAAATCTGCTCGTTTTTCTTCAAGAGAAGGAATTGTCGATTGCCGTGAAGGTGATGTGGTTTTAGTTAAATATCGAAAAGAAATTATTCCTTTAAATATTAAGGACGTCTCACCTGTAGATGATCCTAGCCCGCTTACCTATGCCTTTGTTGGTACATGCGAATGTAAGGAGGCTGAACATGTCTAATTTCAAAAAGCACCCTGACGGCTACAAGTCATTTTTAGGCCGTGATGATAAAGGGCTTTATTCCGTACGTATTAAGTGGGCTACCTATGCTGCAAACGCTAACGGCTCAGTACTTTACGAAATTAAAGATGGCGTTAAAAAGCCACTTAATGTTGAGCAATTTAAAGCTAAGGAACCAAAGATTTTCGCTTCTCTTATGCAAGAAATCGACTTCCAACGTAGAAAGCAGCTCGCTATAAAACTGCGTGAAACAAATATCCCTACTTATGACCGCAAAGCATATAAGCAAAAACGCGGCTTTACAGGAAGTAGATAGGAGAACAATTATGGCTATTGAAGTTTTCACACCTGAAAAAACATTGCTGGTGCAAAGTGTCATTTGTTACCTGTACACAGATCCTGGTCTTGGTAAAAGTTCCATTGCACACACAGCTAATAAGCCTGTCATTTTTGACTTTGACAAAGGTCAACATCGTGTGGCACCTGAACTACGCCGTGGAACTATTGTTCGTATAGATACATGGCCAGACTTAGAAAACCTAAAAGATAGTTTTTATGACAACTATCAAACAATTGTGGCTGATACCGTTGGGGCCATGCTTGATGCTATTAAAGATCAATTATTAAAGAACCCTGACAATAGACAGCGTGATCAAACTCTAACTCTCAAAGCTCAAGGTTTAGCTGGTAATAAGTTTATGACTATGGTTCGTAAATGGCAGAGCCTTGGCAAAGATGTAGTTTTTATTGCTCATGCCATTGAAGAGGAAGCGGGCAAAGAAAAGCTAAAAGTATATAGACCAGATTTAGCCGGGAAAAACCGTAATTTGCTTTACCGTATGGCTGATGTAATGGGCTATCTCCATTCTGCCACCGATGAGAATGGCGATACTATTCGTACTATTCTTTTCAATCCGACACCTACTCACCACGCTAAAAACTCTGGCCGATTAGGAACGGTAATAAAAACATCTAGTGGTGCAGAAATCTGTACTGGCCAAGTTCCCGTACCAGAGTTAAGCAATTCGCCAACATTCTTAGCTGATCTACTTAAGCAAGCTAAAGATCACATCAATACTTTGACGCCAGTTCAAGCTGCGGAGATTAAAGCCCAAGCTGATTTGAGTAACTTTAAACAGTCTTGTGCTGAAGCAAACCACGCTGGTGATCTAAACCAGCTTACTGAATCTCTCGATAGACAACATAAGTATGCCCTTCCTATGTGGCATGCAATTCAGTTACGTGCTCGTGAAATGAACTGCACTTTTGATCAAGAGCAGAAGAAGTGGAAAAACCCGCCAGAGTTCAAAGGTATATCGAATGAGCAGCGAGACGAATTACAAGTTTTCATTGATGAGCGCGGTTTAGACGTGAAAACAGTTTGTGAGCACTTAGGTATAGATGCCCTCATTCAAATAGAAGCGGCAAAACTAACTGCAGTTAAACAAGAAATTGAAATATTGTCTAAAACAGGGATTAGAGCATGAAAAATTTTTTACTGGAGGAACCATTCTAATGTCGAAACAAACTACTCCAGAGTTTCTTTTCGAGCCAAAGCTGCTACCAATGCAGCTTTTCGAGAAGTTCATTGTGTTCAACGTAAATGCCGGGTATCGCGGGAAAGGCACACCGCACGGCGTGAACTTAATTAAAGGTAATAAAGGCACCCTTTCAGTAAGCAACGAAGGTGTGATGAACAAAGCAGCTCAAGAGCGATACAAACTAATGCTTTTGAAATATTTCAAAGAAGGTCGCTCTGCAATGGATGAGCTGGACCATGAAGTTAAACGTATTTATAGAATGGTGGCCTAAATGATTGAGCTAAACCAAGAACTTGAAGATTTTGATGCTTATTTTTTTAAAAGACATGGTGAATTGCCCTTAGATCCTTCCTCTGAGGAATACGCCAATAAATCATATCTAAAACACGAGATGTTTAAGGCATGGAAAGCAAGAGCCAAAGCTCAGACGGTGCCAGATACTCATATTCTGATTCCAAAGGAACCAAACCGCAAAACTATAATGGCAATGGCTTGTGTCTGCTTAGGGCCTGTTGGTTCAGGTCCAGAGTTCCTTACTCTTAAAGAAGCTAAAGATGTTTACAGTGCATTAGTAGATAAAGAATCAGGAGCTGCGGAATGAGCAAAGTTATTGGAGAAGTTAATTTAAATCCTAGCAGAATTGAAGGCACTCCCGATCAGGTAGCAATTCATATTTTTAAAGAAGTTATTTGCCCTAGTACTGAGGGGCTTCTCAAAAATAATCCGGA